TTACTAGAATTAGATCATTCAGTCCTTGGGGTAGCTAGTGCTGAACTAAAAGGACTAGATGGTTCTAAGCTTGAAAAGATTTCGGGTAATAACTCTATCCAATTCTCATATGCCGATCCGCTTAACCCAACTTGTTCGCTTACGGTCAATAGTTTATCCATGGATGTTTTAGCTAAAATCGTAGGGATGGAAAAACAAGGTGGAGGTTGGCAAATGAAAGATAATAAGCCAACTACGGCTTTAATTGTTAAAGCACCATCGTTGGTTTCAGATGCGTTTGTTTACTTCTGTTTCCCATCAGGTAACTTCTTAATGGGTGATAAGAAGCTAGATTCTGATAGTGATTCCAAGAAGACACCAGTAACAGATGCTCTTTCCTTTGCAGCAGTTGATGATCCAAATATTAATGATATGTACCGAATTTACAGTACTGTTGATTCGGGTTGGAAAGATGAACAAACAATGTTTAAGGAATTGTTCCCAGACTATAGTGCAACTACAACTCCTGCTGTTTAGATAATAAAAACATAAGTCGCCAATGAAAATCACAATACATAAAAATAAGCGTACGAAAGCGTTAAAAATTAAACGTAATCGTACACTTTTAATATGGGCGGCTATTAGAAAGGAAAAATGTTATGCAAATTTATGTTAAACAACTAAAGCGAAAGTTTAATGTGCCAACTTCCCATAAGAATATGCGTCGTGTTCTTGTTATGGAGAAGTTTTTTGCGTCAATGAACAATGTTAAAGGAAAAACTGCTGAACAAATTTTTGATCTTCAAATTAAGGCAATGGATGAAGCAGATAAGTTCTTAAAAGTCGTCTTAAATCTGAAAGACAAGGAGATCGATCGTTTAGACAGTGAAGTTAACGAAGAGGGTAATGATGCTACCGTTGACGTTGTTGATTATGTATGCCAACGATTAATGGGCCGAACCGATAAGCAAATTGCTGAAGAAAAGAAGCGTGTTCGTGAAAACCCAAAAAAGTAAATTGGAAGAAGCATGAGTGGGAGCTACAGAATCAAATAGAGGATTTTGACCTAAATGCTAAACACGCCATTGAACAGTTTGGTTGGAGCATTGAAACTTTCGATAATGCTGACTACTACCGGTATAACGAAATTATGAAGGCTAAAGAACATAAAGAACGACCAGCAGATCCATTAACGGCAATTGCAGGAATTCGAATTGCTCAAGCAAAAAGGAAAGGAGGCGTAAAGCGTGGCTAAAGTTAGTAATGTGATGGCGACTAAGATTGCTCTTGATATGGTGGAAGCAAGTAGTGCCGTCAAGAATTTAACAACATTAGTTAACAGCCATACTCAAGCATGGAAAGCTCAAACTGCTGCTTTACGTTCAGCGGGTGACTACGTTGGGGCAGCCAAAGCCAAGTATGAAGGACTTGGTAATGCAATTAGCGCTCAACGTAATAAAATTGAAGCGCTAGAACAGAAACAAGCTGAAATGAATAATATTGATAAAAAGACCGCAGATCAATACATGGAACTACGATCTAAACTTAATCAGTATCGTTCAGAGATGGATAAACTAGATACGACTACTGCTAAAGGAGAGGCACGTTCTAAAGAGCTGGCTGAACAAATCAATAAGACTAAAGAGCAGTTAAACGGACTAGGGACTGGAACGGTTAAATCCGCTGAACAATTTCTTAAATACGGCCAACAAGTTGACCGTGCTAAAGCAAAGTTAGCTAGCCTAGAAGCTCAACAGCAAAGAGCTGCTCAGCAAATTGACGTTGAAAACAGTGGAGTAATCCGCCTAACTGCTTCAATGCGAACACAAGCTGCATTAGCTACGGCTACCGCTGAACGTCTCCGCTCAGAAGGTAATAGTTACCAAGCAATGGGTGTGGAAGTAAACGGATTACGTGCCAAGCTTGATAGTTTACGTCAGATTCAATCGCGAGAAGCAGAATTATTAGCAAGTACTAAAGCAAGATCCGGTGAAACATCCGAAGCCTATATGAGACAAGCAACTCGGGTAGAGGAGTTAGGAACTAAAATTCAAGAAACTCGTTCAAAACTTAATGAATTAAACGAGACGATGAGTAAAACACCCCATGGTTGGTTAGGGGGAGTATCTGCTCGTTTAGATAATATTCAAGGCAAGGCAGATCGAGTATCAACCTCCTTTGGTCGAATTTTTGGTGCAACGGCAGCAGCTAATATATTTACTGGTGCTTTAGGATCTGTTCAAGCACGTCTTGGCGACTTGGTCAAAGCTGGAGTTGATTATGACGTTGAGCAAAATAAGATGGTAGCCACTTGGACTACTCTTACCGGCTCTGCTAAAAAAGCTGGTCCATTAGTAGATTCCATTAATAATATGTCAAAAGCAGCTGGTCAATCTGTAGACGTGGTAAACGAACTTGAACAAGGATTTTATCACTTAAATTCAAGCAAAAAGCAAGCTGATGGAATGACAAGTGCTCTTCTTAACATGGGAGATGCTGTTGGATTAACTGGGGATCAATTAAAAGCTGTTGAACAAGACATGGTTCATGGAATGGCCACTGGAAAAATTACTCAAGGGGAATTAAACCAGATTGGTATGTATTTCCCAATGATTGACGAGCGTATGGCTAAACACTTTAATACAACTGTTGCTGGAATGCGTCAGATGGCCTCTGCCGGAAAGATTACCTCTAAAGACTTACAAGAAGTTTTTGAAGAGATGGGAAATGGGAATGGCAAAAATTCCTATAAAAAAGCTGTCGAAAATATGATGAACTCATATTTTGGTATGTTCCGTACCATTAGGTCTAGTACTAAAAGATTAGCAGGTGATATTGAAGCGCCATTCATGACAGCTACTAATCCTTTGCTTAAAGCAACAAGTAAGTGGATTAATGATAATCGTACAGATGAAGAATTTAAAAATTTTGGTAAGCATCTTGCGGATAACTTAAACAAAATAATTAGTGCTTTTGGTGGTTCTAAGTTTAGCACTAAAAATTTAGACGATGCTCTTGCTTCTGCTACGCGTGGAGTTGATAACTTAGGAAATGTTATTTCTAAACATCATACTCAAATTGCCAATTTCTTTAGTGCTTTTAAGTCCGGTTCAGCAGCACAGGCTAAAATTTTTGCATCTGTTTTTATGGACTTATCAAAAGTTATGCTTCCAGTCCTTGATACAATGGCGAAATTTCCTAAAACTAGTGCTGCTTTGATTACGAGTTTTCTTCTGGCTTCAAGAGCAGTTAAAACTCTTCAAGCTGGAGTTAAGGGATTAGAAACTATTAAGACGGTAAGTGGAGTAATCGGGGCGTTTGGTCAAAAGATTAAAAGTATTCCTAACAGAAAAATTACTAAGATACAAGTTGATGGAGCACAATCAACACGTGATTTACAATCCTACAGTAATCGCTTAGAACGAATCCCTAAAACGAAGCGCACAGTGGTATCTGCTTCTACTACCCAAGCTAGTAGAAATTTAGGGGCAGTTCAGAGGCAAGCTCAACGTGTCCCTAGAGCAATTAACGTTCGTGCTACTGCTAATACTGCACAGGCTGTTACTAGCATTGCACGTGTTGGTACCACGTCTCAAACAGCAGCCACTCTCTCAAGAACTTCATTTACATTAATCGGGACCTCAGCAAAAATTGCTTCAACTGGATTAAGCCTCATCGGTGGACCTGCTGGAGCAATTATGCTAGTTATTCAAGGATTTCAATTACTTTATCAGCACTCGGCTAAATTCCGTAAATTTGTTGATGGAATTGCCAATGCTGCAAAATCAATGGCCGGTAAAGTTGGCCGTTGGTTTGGTAATATGGCTACTTCTGCTGGTAAGCATATTAATCGAATGGCACAATCTGCTAAGCGCGGTTGGAATAATATGAATCGTACTTCTCAGCAGTCAAGCCAACGAGAAATTAGGCTTCATAATCAAATGGCACAACGTAATCAGCGTGCTGCTCAACAAATGTGGTCTAGGTTGAGTCGATCATGGCTTCAAGGATGGAATCTAAACAACCGATTAACGCGTCAAGGAGTTCAACAACAGATTCAACAGCACAGAACAATGTCTACAAGGCTTGCTGTATTTAACACGCAACTGTGGAATCGTTCAAGGCAAGCATTTACTAAAGGCTGGAATGATCTGCGTAATTCGACTAGAAATGGTACGAATAACATTAATAATGAATTTAACCAAATGAAGGTTGCTGTAGGTCAACGAGCTCAGCAAGCAATGAATGACGCTAAGAACCATTTCCAACGAGGATATTCGGATATTAAATCTAATACATCTGGTTGGCGTGGTGACATGGCTAATATTTGGAGCGACACTCGTGGAAAGATTGGTAATATTGCTGATAATTTACGCGGGGATGCAACCAATAAGTTTTCCGATATGCACTCTAAATTGAATGATCTAACTGACAACGGTTTAGGGAAAATGCATGATGCTTGGCATAACCGCTTAGAAGGAATTGCAGAAGTTGTTACCAATTCAGGTGGGCATATCTTTAACCAGTTTAAAAACGTGTTGAATAATCTAGCTAAACCATTTGAGTCCTTAATCAACGGGATTAAAGATGGTGTTAACTGGATTCTTGATCATGTTGGCGGTGATGGGAAACTCGGTAGCTTTTCTTTCCCTGGTTTTGCTAATGGTACTAATGGTCCAATAGAAAGAGATCAATTAGCTTTACTGAATGATGCTCCTGGATCTCATTATCAAGAAATGGTTCATCGTGCTTCAACCGGTGAAACTTTCATGTTGCCGGCTAAACGTAATATGCTTTTCCCTCTACAAAGGGGAGATGAAGTTCTTGACGGTGAGCGTTCTCATCAGTTGGCTACGATGATGCAAATGCCAATTCCTCATGCAAACGGTGCAATTGGCGATTTCTTTAGTGGTCTATGGAATGGAGCTAAGGAACTTGAAGATATTGCAGAAGATGC